AATGCACTCAAAAATGCTTGCTGATCGCGCTATCAGCAAGGCTAAGGTTTTGAGCAGTCGCGACCTTTCAGCAATGCCCACTGATGATAATCAGGGCCTGTTGATCGCTGGGCCAGGGGGCAGGGGTATCGGGATCAGTCACTGGGCCTTTGGGCAGTTGTCTTCCCTGGTAGGGGCCCCAGCATCATATCTGCGCGAACTGCCTGCCCCAGTGGCGGCAGATTGCTTGAACTTTGGCCTGAAGGTTACCCGGGACGCTCAGGATGTTGGGATTCTAGCGCAGTGCCCTTCCGACTCGCTGCCAATGATTAAAGCAGCAACAGGCCCCCGTTATGGCAGGGTATGGAATTGTGATGTTATCGGGGCCTTGATTGATCGCTTCGGGGACGGTCAGACTGGCAACTTCCGAGTGCCTGGGATACGAGGCAATCGTGTTGATGTAACCCGTGAAAACACCACGCTCTACGCTGGGGATCGGGATTGTTTTGTTTTTCTTGCCGATGAAGTCAACAGGCTTGAAATCCACAATCGTCGGGACGGCAGGCCTGGAAGCTTGGCTCGAGGGTTTTTTGTCAGTAACAGCGAAGTAGGCGCAAGTGCCCTGAAAGTTCGCACTTTTTTATTCGATTTTGTGTGCGAAAATCGTATTGTGTGGGGGGCCGATCAGGTCGAAGAGATATCGATCAGGCATTCAGCTAGCGCCCCGCATCGCTTCATGGATGAAGTGGCCCCTGCCCTGCTGGAATACGCGCAAAGCAGTGCGAAGGGTATTGAGCAGACAATTAAGCAGGCCCAGGCCTGCAAAATCGATAAGGTTGAAGCCTTCTTAGCCCAGCGTTTCGGGCCCCGTGTTGCTGCTCGCATTCAGCACGCTCACATGCTCGAAGAGGGCAGGCCCATCGAAACATTGTGGGACGCTACAACTGGGGCCACTGCCTACGCTAAATCGATCCCCTGGCAATCTGAAAGGGTAGATTTTGAAAGCCTGGCAGGGGATATTTTAGAATTAGCCGTTGCCTAGCCCAGGCCCTAAGCCTGGGAGCATTTCAGGGGCCCTTCGGGGCCCTTTGTGTTTTCCTAATTTTCTGTTATTTTAATGGCTCGCTGGGCAGGGGCCCAGCCTATACAGCAGAAAGGGATTTTGAAATGCTCAAATTGATCGACAAAAGCAGCAACAAAAAAACGGGCCCGATAGCCGTTACGTATAGGGCAGGCTCACATAATGTTTTCAGCACTTGCCCCAGTGCCTGCCCCTTGAATCCCCAGGGCCCAGCAGGGGCCCGACTAGTCGATAAGGCTTATCTCAAGGCCTTAATCGAAGCAGTGCCCCCCGGGGGCATGGCATGGACATACTCGCACTTCGGGCCCGAAGCAGTGCCCAGGCCCGAGCCCGGAAAAACGGTTATCAACTTAAGCATGCATGAGCCCGAAGCGGCAGCAGCAGCAGCAGAGCAGGGGCACGCTGTAACCCTTACAGTAGGCCTGGGGCAGGCATGGCCCCGAAGGGTAGGGAAAACTGCTTTTGTTCAATGCCCAGCAGAAAAAACGGATGTGACATGCAAGGATTGTGGCAATGGCAGGCCCTTGTGTGCTAGGCCCCCGGGCCCCGATCGCAATTTCATCGTTGTTTTTACTGCTCACGGGCCCAGCAAAAAACTAGTCGGCGAAGAGCAGCAGGGGGGCTGCTATGGCACTTCGGGCCCCGTGCGGTTAGCCTGGGAAAATACCAAGCAGGCCCCAGCAGGGGACGCTGTAAGGCTCAAGGCCTGGGCCCAGGCACTGCCCCCAGGCTCGCTGATACGTCATCACATTGTCGGCGATTTAGGCAAGGCTCAGGCATGAAAGGGGCCTTATTAGATTGGCTCATAGCCTGGGCCTTTGGTGTAGCACTGGGGGCAGTATTGGCCCTTTGCTGGTAACCCTTTAAAGCTTTACCCCTAGCGGGCCCTTCGGGGCCCGTTGTATTTTATGGCCCTGCTTTGCCCCTATATATCGGGGCTATCACCGCCCAGGCCTTTATAGGTTTTTCCTATGATTGCAAAACCTGCCCCGTGATCCTCGGGCCCTGGGCAATGGGCCCGTAACCTAGCCCCCGGGCCCCTGGGGCCTGCTCCCAGGCTCCCAGGCTCCCAGGCTCCCAGGCTCCCAGGCTCCCAGGCTCCCAGGCTCCCAGGCTCCCAGGCTCCCAGGCTCCCAGGCTCCCAGGCTCCCAGGCTCCCAGGCTCCCAGGCCTGGGCCCTGCTGCTCCCCTGCTGGGCCTTGGGCCTTGGGCCTTGGGCCCCGCCCCCGGGGGAGAGTCCCAGCGCTAAATTCTAGAATCGACAAGGTTCAAGGTTCTAGAATCCAGGACAACGCCCCCGCCTTCGCAGCGGACGCCGACCTTGGCCCGGTTTCGTAGGAACAATTGCGGCCCAGAATACTTTTCTGGTATAAGTACACTTTTCGGTCTTTCCTGGAAGACCACCCCCTTGTTTTTAAAAGTCGTTTCGCCGAAAATTTTTTGCAAATTTCAAAACCTATGACCACCCCCGAGGACATTGAGGCGGAGCGCTTGAAGCTTGAGCTAAGGCTCAGGATCCTTGAAGCTCAAACCCGTGCGTCTGAGTCGTTCTTGTCTTTTGCCCGTTATGTCTGGCCGGAGGCGATCTTCAGCGCTCATCACCAGAGAATGGCCAACGCCTTTGATCGCATTGTCAAAGGCGAGCTCAAACGCTTGGTCGTGAATATGCCGCCGAGACACACAAAGAGCGAGTTCGCCTCCTACCTCTTGCCTGCCTTTGCCATGGGCCTTGATCCAAGGCGCAAGATCATTCAAGCAACGCACAATGGCGAGTTGGCGGTGCGCTTTGGCAGGAAGGTTAGGAACTTGATGGACCAGGAGAATTACAAGGAAGTGTTTCCTGGGGTGTCGTTGAAAGCGGACTCGAAGGCTGCTGGCCGGTGGGACACGAATGGTGGTGGGGAATACTATGCGGTGGGTGTAGGTGGTGCGATGACAGGGCGGGGTGCGGACCTTTTGATTATTGACGATCCGCACTCGGAGCAGGACGCTTTGTCGGAGTTATCGCTTGATAACGCATGGGAGTGGTACACGTCGGGTCCACGGTCACGGTTGCAGCCCGGAGGGGCGGTGGTGGTTGTGATGACGCGCTGGGGGATGAAGGATTTGACAGCGCGGTTGATTAAGGCGCAGTCTGAGCCTAAGTCGGATCAGTGGGAAGTGATTGAGTTTCCTGCGATCTTGCATGAGAACACGGAGCGGGAGAAGCCCCTTTGGCCAAGTTACTGGAGCCTTGATGAGTTGCAAAAGGTCCGGGCGACGTTATCGGTGCAGAAGTGGCAGGCGATGTATCAGCAGCAGCCCACGAATGATGAGGGTGCGATTCTTAAACGTGAGTGGTGGAGGATCTGGGAACATGACTACACGCCCCATGTGGACTACATTATTCAGAGCTATGACACTGCATACAGCAAGAAGGAGACAGCAGACTTTTCTGCCATCACAACCTGGGGAGTTTTTAGGCCCAGCTACGATGAAGGCGCTGCGATCATCTTATTGGATGTTAAAAAAGGTCGATGGGACTTCCCGGAACTAAAACGTATTGCCAGGGAGCAGTATAATTATTGGAAGCCTGACAATGTGTTGATCGAGGCCAAGGCCACGGGGATGACGTTGCAGCAGGAGTTGCGCCGGGTTGGGATACCGGTGACGATGTACAGTCCCGGTGGAAGGCGCGCGGGCCAGGATAAGATTGCCAGGGCGAACTCGGTAGCACCCGTGTTTGAGGCGGGGATGGTCTGGGCACCGCAGACGAAGTGGGCGCAAGAGTTGGTGGAGGAGTGTGCTGCCTTTCCCAATGGGGATAATGATGATTTGGTGGACAGCACGGTGCAGGCCATCATGCGGTTTCGGGCGGGGAATTTTGTTGCCTTGGATGACGATGATCAGCCCGAGCGCAATGAGCAGATGGAGTTTGATTACTACTAGCTTGTGTTGACCGACCTGACCCAGTGGCGGTATAGTCGGCGCACATAAGGAGCCCTCATGAACGAATCTCGCCGCATGCTCCAGCAGTTGCTTCGGCAGCCTATTCAGCGCTTTGCCGATGGCGGACCCACGGTCTTGTTTGGCCCACCGCCCAGGGAAGAAGATACGGTTGCCCCAGCGGGTCCAACGATTATCCAGGCCGCACCAGGACCAATGATTATGCAGGCTGCGCCCACAACCACGCCACCTCCGGCCCCTGGTCCAACCATCAGTGCAGCACCAGCGCCCGCATCAACGCCAACGATTAGTGCAGCACCAGCAGGCGGGATCCCAGAGGTTGGAGCTATAGCTATTGACGACTGGATGCCAAAGGTGCCTCCTCCAGCACCAGCGCCCACCTACGCGACGCGTCAGCAGATTGAGGATATCTACCGCAACACGCTGGGCAGGAGGGGTGAGCAGGCAGGCCTTGACTGGTGGACTAGCACCGCGCAACAGGCTAATTTAAGTCCTGATCAGCTTCGTGCAGAGATTGCCAAGAGCCAGGAGTTTCAGCAGTGGTCGCCTTATGATGTGGATAAGAGCGGCGGGATCAGTGAGGCTGAGCGGCGTGCTGCGATTAATCAGGTCTATCAGAATATTTTTGCCAGAGAAGGTGAGGCAGCGGGTCTTGATTATTGGATGCAGTCGGGTTTGACGCCGCAGGAGATGGAAAAGCATTTCCAAGAAAGCGCTGAGTGGGGGACCTTGAGTCCTTTTGATGTAAACGTGGATCTGCGTTTATCGCCCGCTGAGCGTGCAGCCTATGAGGCATCGTTACTTAAAAAGCCTGTTGAGTTACCCAAAGCCCGTGAGGCGATGGAGATGCCTGAGGCACCCAAGGCCCTTGATCTTGATAAGGCTAAGGTAGAAGTGCGTGACGTGCCTGAAGTGAAGCCTGCTGAGATTGACACGGAATTTCGCGAGTCCCCAGCGAGGACCTTTGATCCGGTGACCCAGAGCTTTCAGTACACCGCACCGGCTAAGCTTTCGCCTGCCACCGGTGCGGGAATGACGTGGGTGCCACCCACGGTCACCTCGCGTGCGAGGCAGCTATTGAATGTGGGATTCACGCTGGGTGGCAGGAGTTATGACCCATTAACGAATACGTTGTATGAGCCTGCGATGTCGGCAAGTCAGCGCTATGGGACCGATCGGACAAGGCAATTAGGGGCGCTACAACAAGCTGTTTCCCAAGCTGGGTTCCAGCCTAGTTCATCGGGCATGATTCGTTTGCAGAATCAATTGCGAGCCGGGGGATTTAGAAAAGAGGACGGCACGATTGATACGGCTGCATTGCAAGCGGCAGTTGCGGCGCTTAAGCCACCAACCCAAGCGGGTCCGCCAGCCCCATCCCCTGCACCGACCGGCTCAGGAGTCTTGGCTCAAGCAGCACGAGCCATAACCAGTGATCAGTCCAACGTGCCCGAGGCCTTCCGAACCTTGGATCCGATTAATTTCTCTCCGAGGTAAATGTGCCAAGCGCCAAGGAACTTTTAGAGGAAACAAAGGAACCTGAAGTCACGGGCATGAACCGTGTTGTGGATTTCATTGCCCAAAGGCTCAACCCCGAATGGTTTGCCACATCAGGCCGTACGTTGTTGGAAACGGCCCAGGGCACAAAAACGCCGATCACTGAGAAGAATTTTAAGCCTGAAGAACTAGACGTCATCCGTCAATTGGTGGATGTAAAAGGGAAAGACAAGGGATCGATCAGCTACGCGGATTACATCCAGCTTGCCCGAAAGATTGCCAAGGAAAAGGGAGAGCCTCTTCCGTCTTCTGTGACGCCAAGTCTTTTCTCCATGGCAGATCCCTTGGGCAATATCCAGACCACGTTAGGTCGGTTTACTTACCAGACCGATCCCAAGGGCAACTTGCAGATTATTGACAGGTATGATTTCAACCCGCCCATGCAGCAGGATATGCGTGAGGCACGGACCGGTGACTATGGAGCATTTGGCCCCTACGGCATGATCCGGGAGTATGCGGGAGAGAAGATCCCTCCTGGCAAAGGCCGTGACGTTCGGATTAACCTCGGCCCAAGGAAAAGGTTTGAGGACGGCGGCGAAGTAATTGTTCCACGTGGAACATCCGAAGTTCCACAGCTTGACCCCGAAGGCCGGTTGATCGATGAGCGTGAGGACATCCGCTCGGAATCGCAGCGCATGTTGAATCGCTTGCAGAGTCAGCCAAGCAGGGTGCCTCCTGGCATCAGGCGGGCGGTTGCTGCAAGCAAGGCGCAGGGCAAGGAGTCGATGTTCCCGGCTGCTGCGCCTGCAAGGGATTTATTGTCCGGGATCCTTGGCGCAAGTCCCACGGCTCCCGGGTCTGAGGCGTATCGAACGGGGCAGGCCATTGCCAACATGCCGCCCGTGCAGGCCGCTGCTGCCATACCGGCAAAAGTTGCCGCCTCAGCAGGTGATGCTGCCACAGCGCTTGCTGCCATGGGGCCAGCCATGGGTGCGGTGATGAAGCCCAAGGGTGGGAATTGGTTGGCTCCATCGGTGGAGAGAGGTCTGAACTACCTTATCCCTCGTACCGGGGCGGGTAATCGCACGGCAAAAGAAACACTGGAAGAGATGAACCGGACTTATCCGGCTGAGGAGCTTGCCAGGATGCCTGAGACACGAGCTACCGTTGATCGGGCATATCGATGGCTTGAGCCCAATGTTGCCATTCAAAACTGGATTGAAAAAAAGCTCACCAAGTACGTTAAGAACGAAATGGCCACGCCCGAAGATCCCGTACGAGCATTGGCTGAGCGGGGCATTTTGCACGTTGACCCAGAGCAGTTAAGTAGTTATCCAGGAGCCGGGAACCCACGTAATCAAGCAGTGCAGCGTCGCTCCTTGGGCTATCCCGAAGAAGGATTAGGAAGATCAGAAGCTGCAAAGCGGTGGGAGATGGCTTCGGATTACATGATTCAAACGGATAGGGCGCAGGACTTGCTTGACCCGCGTAACTACGGGCAGGGGTTTGTTGATCAAACACTAGCTGCCAATCCCTGGCTCGCAAAGGTTGATCCCTATGAGCGTATATACGGCGTAGATACGCTCAACTACAGGCCGGACTACAGCGAGTTGGGTTTTGATCATCTTATTGATGAACTGAAGAACTCGCTCAATCCCAATAGCGGTCTGCCTCGCGCATTGCAGCTTACGCCTAAGCAGCTTGATAAGGTGTCCATGCCTCAGGCGGTTGAGTTAGTGGATAAGATCAACAAGTGGCGCGCCGAACAAAAGGCCGCTGCCGATATCAAGCGTTCACAGAATGCCGCTACGGTTGAGTACAAAGCGTATGACACCGTCCCCGGCACTGCCGAGCCTAATAAGCGAGGTCTGCGCTGGGTGGAATTGAAACCTGCGACCATGTCGGAAGACTTTGTTGCGCCCGACCGCTACTCAATTGTTCGCCCAACCTCGAGCCCAGGAACATTTGCCATCCAAGACAGCGAAACGGGGAAATATATTACGACCGGCTTAAAGTCAGAGGAGCAGGCACGCAAGCACCTGTTTGATACGCTTAACAGGCAACAGCTTGAGGATGCGCTCAAGTATGAAGGTGAAGTGATGGGCCACTGCGTCGGGGGTTACTGTCCAGATGTGGAAGAGGGCCGCTCACGCATCTACTCACTGCGCGACGCTAAGGGCGAGCCGCATGTGACGATTGAAGTGCAACCGACTGGCTATACATTCAAAGACATACGCGCTGCCGCTGGAGATGATGCGGCAAATGAAATGTTAGGGCGCGGCCTTGACCTTCGTGCGATGGCGAAAGAGATTGGTTATGAACCTCAAAACCAAAACATCGTTCAAATCAAAGGCAAAGCCAACCGCGCCCCCAAAGACGAGTACCTGCCCTTTGTGCAGGACTTCGTGCGCTCCGGAAACTGGTCCGAGGTTGATGATTTGCAAAACACGGGCCTGATTGTTGTGAAGCGCGAACAAAACCTACCTGGATCTACTATAAAGATTAACCCAGGGTACTACACCCTGGATGAGCTTAGACAACTAGCTGTTGACAACAACATGTCTCAAGATATGTTAAACGAATGGATGAGAAGACTAAACGCTCAATTTCGTAGCGGTGCTTACAAAAACGGCGGCGAAGTAATTGTTCCACGTGAAACATCGACTTCCAAGAAACAACTCGATACACTCGCGCAAATAAGCCAGCGCAAAAAGGCCTAGACATGCCCATCGACAAAGCCCTCTACGAAGCGCCGCAGACCTCGATTGAGATCGATGACGGCGAGGACATTGAAATCGTCATTGACGAGGAAGGTGCAACCGTTGAGATTGAGGAAGAAGACTCGGTTGATTTTTACGACAACCTTGCCCCGGTCCTTGAAGAGGACGTCTTGCAGCGGGTTGCGCTTGACCTAAGCGCGTTGTTCGAGGCCGATAAGTCAAGCCGCCAGGACTGGGAGATGACTTATGCCAAGGGCCTTGAGCTATTGGGCTTGAGGCTTGATGAGCGGACCAAGCCCTTTCGAGGAGCAGCAGGTGCAACCCATCCGCTTTTGACCGAAGCAATCGTGCAGTTCCAGGCGCAAGCCTTAAAAGAGCTCATGCCAGCAGGTGGTCCTGTGCGCACACAGGTCCTGGGCAAAGAGACGATCGACAAGATGCAGCAGGCATCACGCGTGCAGGACTTCATGAACTACCAAATCACCACGGTGATGAAGGAATACACGCCCGAGTTTGATCAGTTGTTGTTTTACACCGGCTACGGCGGCTCGGCGTTCAAGAAGGTGTACTACGATTTTCAGCTTGGACGCATGGTTTCCAAGCTTGTCTTGGCAGACGACTTGTTTATCCCGTACTACGGATCAAGCGTCATGAGCCAATGCCCACGGATCACGCACCGCATCCCGATGGATTCCAACGAATTCAGAAAACGGGTGGTTGCGGGTGAGTATTTGGATGTGCAAGTGGACCCGGAGCAAGCTCCAGCAGACGCTAATCGCATTCAGTACTCGGTAGATAAGCAGATTGGGATCCAACAAAGCGGTGATCCAGAGGAGATTTTCCTCTTGGAATTCCAGGTGGACTTGGATTTGCCCGGTTTTGAGGACAAAGACGAGAAGGGTGAGCCAACAGGCATCAAACTTCCCTACGTTGTGACGCTTGATGACGCCTCGAAGAAGGTCTTGGGTGTGCGTCGTAACTGGAAAGAGGGCGATAAACTCAAAAATAGACGCAATTATTTCGTTCATTACCTCTTGATCGAAGGCCCGGGAGCCTATGGCCTTGGGTTTGTCCACTTGATTGGCAGTCTTTCGAAGACAGCAACGATGGCGCTGCGCCAATTGTTGGATGCAGGCACGCTTGCGAACCTTCCAGCGGGCTTTAAGGCCAAAGGCGCACGGATCGAGAACGACGATGTGCCGATCCAGCCCGGTGAATGGCGTGATATTGACGTGGGCGGGGCGGATATTCAGCAAAACATGCTGCCTTTGCCCTACAAAGAGCCTTCGCAGACGCTTTTTCAGCTACTTGGCTTTTGTGTGGACGCCGGAAAGCGCCTTGCCAGCGTTGCCGACATGCAAGTTGGGGACGGCAATCAGCAAGCGGCGGTCGGAACCACGCTTGCATTGCTTGAGCGTGGGGCGCAGGTCATGTCTGCGATCCACAAACGGCTTCATTACGCGCAAAAGCTTGAGTTTGAGCTCTTGGCGGATGGTTTTTCGCAGTATTTGCCCGATGAGTACCCTTACGATGTCCCTGGCGCAAGGCGCTCGATCAAGCGTAAGGACTTCGATGACCTGATTTCGATCCAGCCGGTCGCTGATCCCAACATTTTCAGCACCGCGCACCGGATGGTACTTGCACAGACGCAGTTGCAGATCGCACAAAGCGCGCCTCAGATGCATAACATGTACGAAGCGTACTACCGCGTCTATGCAGCGATGAATGTTCGCGATATCGATGGCATTTTGCGCCCGCAAAACACACAAATGCCCAAGGATCCCGCAACCGAGAACGCTGATGTGCTCGATGGCATGCAGTTGCGTGCTTTTGCAGGTCAGCAGCACGATGCGCACATCCTTGCACACCTGATGATGGGTCTTTCGCCTATGTTGCAGGCCAATCCCATGTCAGCCATGGAGCTACAGAAGCATATTTTGTCGCATGTGAGGCTGAAAGCGGAAGAGAACGCCGAAGCCGAGCTATTTATGGCCTATGGCACGGATCCCGATCGCATGGTGTCGGATTTACAGCGTGAGGCGATGGTCGCGTTGCGTGTTGCGCAGTATATGGAGGAAACACGCAAGCTCCAGAACCAGTTGATGGGCGCAGGCGAAGAAGGACCAGATCCGATCGTGGCGCTGAAGGAGCAAGAGCTCAAGATCCGCGCACAAAACGACATGGCCAATCAGCAAATTGATCGTCAGCGCTTGCAAATTGAACAACAGCGCACGCAAGCCACCATGCAGGCGAATCAGGCTCGGATCGCGTCGCAAGAACGCATTGCCGATGAGCGTGCGCAGGTTGCGCGTGAGCGAGCAAGTATGATGGATCGCAATATGCGCCGTGCGCAGAACGTGCAGGCCCTGAATCAAAGGAGAAATCAAAATGCCGCTTAAGCGAGGCAAGAGTCAGAAGGTGATCTCAAGCAATATTGGCGAGATCATCAAGAAGTACAAGGAAACAGGCAGCATCGGGACCAGTAAGCCCAAGAGTAAAGGCGATGCGATTAAGCAGGCTGCTGCCATTGCCTATGCCCAAGCCGGTAAGACACGCAAGATGCGTGAAGGGGGCTTGGCTAAAGGTGTGCAGGGGCCCGTGATGATTGTGAAGAAGAAGGACGGCAACCGACCTGTTAAGATTTATTGAACATAGGGCTTTCAGGCAGAGCCTATCTGCCTGCTTTTCTCATGGACTGTGGCCATGCTTAACTTTGTAGAACACATACTGAAAGAAATCAGAAAGCTTCGTGAGGACACGCAGGTGTTCCTTGTGAACGGTTCCGTGCAAAACATGGAGCGTTATCGTTTTCTTATCGGACGTCTTGAAGCCTTGACCATGGTTGAAGAGTTAGTGAAGAAAGAAATTAAACAGTGGCAAGCCGAAGATTTTTAACCCCAGGAGTCCGATATGGAAGTCGTTGAAGAAAGACCGTTGACCGCACTAGAACGCAAGTGGCAGGAGCAGGAGAAGGCTCGTGTACCTGTGCTTGATGATGCCTATGATGAAGAAGGCAAGTTCTCGCCCGATACCCTTGATCCAGGTGTCTTGAACCGTTTGCCACGGCCAACGGGATGGCGCATTGCGATTCTGCCTTATCGAGGCGCGCAAAAGACCAAGGGTGGCATTGTGTTGTCGGAAGAGACACAAAAGCGCACGCAGCTTGCAACTACCGTTGGCTATGTTTTAGAACTTGGACCGTTGGCCTATGCCGATGGCGAGAAGTTCCCAGCCGGGGCGTGGTGCAAAAAGGGCGACTGGATTGTGTTTGGCCGTTACGCGGGCGCACGCATTCCGATCGATGGCGGAGAGATCCGGTTTATCAACGACGATGAGGTCATCGGCCTTATCAACGATCCGCAAGATATCTTGCATATGTAAGGAGCCTAGACATGGCTAATGAGCAGTTGGAATTTAAGCTCGGGGAAGATGAAGACCCGGCAACGGTGTCGTTGAATCAAGACGGCACCGATGCAAAGCTTGAGCAAGAAGAGCAGGCTCCGCCTGCTGCGCCCAAGCAGGAAACTTCCTCGGAAGATTTGGACGAATACAGTGACAAGGTCAAGCGACGCATTGACAAGCTGACTGCGCGGCTTCGCGAAACCGAGCGCCGTGAGCAAGCGGCCTTGGAATACGCCAAGCAAGTTCAGCAGCGTGCTGCGGAGGCCGAAAAACGCCTTGTCCAGACCGATGGTGCGCGTATTGGCGAGGCCAAGGGTCGTATCGAAACGCAGGTCATGGCGCTTAAGCAGATTATTAAGAAAGCGCGTGAAGAAGGCGACATTGATACTGAGACCGAAGCCACCCAGCGTTTGACTTCCATCACGGTAGAGCAGGAGCGATTAGCTTCTGCCGAGGAGCATCGTCAAGCCTACGAACAACAGCAGCTTGCTCAGCAGCAGGCCTGGGAGCAGCAGGCTCAGCGCCTTGCCCAGCAGCAACAAGCGGTGCAACAGCAAGCGGCTATTGATCCACGGGCTGAAGAATGGGCCGAGCGCAATGAGTGGTTTGGCGCAGACAAGGTTATGACGGCTGCGGCGCGCGCGATTCACTTGGATCTGATTGCTGAAGGCGTTTCACCACGTAATAACCACTACTACAACGAGTTAGATCGTCGT